ATGCCATGCTTGGGCTAAAGAAGGAGGGCGGGAATGGGCAGCAACCACCTGCAGACGCTCCTAGCCAATAAGAGCCAATTGGATCAACTCCCGCCCAGTGTAAAAGCTAGGCTGTATGAGTTGTTGGAGGAGTTAGAAGAGAGAAAATCGGCTGAGAACGCCCAGAAATCCTTCATGGCTTTCGTGCAAAAGGTCTGGCCCGGGTTTATTCATGGAGCACACCACACCAAGATGGCCGCTGCCTTTGAGCGGGTGGCTGAAGGGAAGGTCAAGAGGCTAATTATCAACATGCCACCCCGGCACACTAAGTCTGAGTTTGCTTCCTACCTGCTCCCGGCTTGGTTTCTAGGTAAGTTCCCTGATAAAAAAGTGATCCAAACCTCCCATACGGCTGAGTTGGCGGTGGGTTTTGGACGGAAAGTGAGGAACTTAGTTGATCAAGACACGTATAGAGAGATTTTTCCTGCAGTGGCGCTACAGTCAGACTCTAAGGCTGCTGGCCGGTGGGCGATTAATAAGGGGGGAGAATACTTTGCTATCGGTGTTGGAGGCGCTGTTACGGGTAAAGGGGCAGACATCCTCATCATCGACGACCCCCACAGCGAGCAAGAAGCCGCCCAAGCGGAAACTAACCCGGAAATCTACGACAAAACCTACGAGTGGTACACATCCGGACCAAGACAGCGACTCCAGCCGGGGGGAGCGATCATAATTGTGATGACCCGGTGGTCTAAAAAGGACCTAACCGGGCAAGTTATCAAGGCGGCAGGCCAAAGATCGGGTGAAGAGTGGGAAGTTATTGAATTTCCAGCGATTTTGCCCTCGGGAAAGCCCTTGTGGCCGCAGTTTTGGCCCCGTCACGAGTTAGAAGCCCTCCAAAAAGAGTTGCCCCATGCCAAATGGATGGCTCAGTACCAGCAGAACCCCACTTCTGATACCTCAGCGATTGTAAAAAGGGAGTGGTGGCAGATGTGGGAGGACGAAGAGGCCCCGCACTGCGAGTTCACCCTGATGGCTTGGGATACGGCCTTTGAGAAAAGCAATCGTGCGGACTATTCTGCCCTGACCCACTGGGGAGTCTTTTACAAAGACGACGATACGGGCACTCAACAGGCCAACATCATCCTGCTAAATGCCTTTCGGGACCGTTTGGAGTTCCCGGCGCTAAAGAAAAAGGCGCTGGAGTTTTGGGAGGACGACCAGCCGGACTCGGTGATCATAGAGAAGAAGGCTTCTGGGGCTCCGCTGATATATGAACTAAGATCGATGGGCATCCCAGTCCAAGAATTTACGCCAAGTAAAGGAAACGACAAGATCGCGCGGCTAAACGCTGTGGCAGACCTTTTTGCTTCGGGTAGAGTCTGGGCACCCAACACCCACTGGGCTGAGGAAGTGATTGAAGAGGTTGCATCCTTCCCGGCGGGAGAGCATGATGATTACGTTGACTCTGTTTCCTTGGCGCTGATGCGCTTCCGTAAAGGTGGATTTGTGCGTTCGTTACTGGACGAAGAGGATGAGCAGCCGTATTTTAGGCGGCGTGTTCAGGGGTACTACTAATGGCGGTTACACAGCAACACATGGGGCGTAATTCGTTGGTAGACCGATTGGCTGCTCAGGTAGGTAATCGAGATTTGGCTATTGAAATATTAAAAAAGCGTGGACACTTGGCTCAAGATGGCAAAACATTAACGGCAGAAGGTATGAAGCGAAATGCTATGACAGCCGAAGAGCGTGCAATTGATCGTGCTGTAAAACGCACAGGTAAAGAGGCAAAAGACTTTACATATAAACCGGCAACAAATATGGCGGTTTTAAAAAATAGGAAATAAACATGGCAATTGACAAGGCACTTGGACAGGCTCCGATGGGGCTTAAGGATGAAGATCTGGCGATGATGGAGCCGGATATTGAGATTGAGATTGAAGATCCTGAGTCAGTAAGTATTAAAGCTGGTGGGCTGGAGATAGAGATTGAGAAAGACGAAAATGGCGATAACTTTAACGCCAACCTTGCCGAAGAGATAGATGAAGGTGAACTGACTGAACTGGCAGGGGATTTGCTAGGTGACTTTGAAGAAGATCTAAGTTCGCGTAAGGACTGGATGCAGACCTACGTAGACGGTATTGAATTACTTGGTATGAAGGTTGAGGATAGGACAGAGCCTTGGCCGGGGGCTTGTGGTGTATATCACCCGTTACTAAGTGAAGCCTTAGTGAAGTTCCAAGCCGAGACCATGATGGAGACTTTTCCTGCACGGGGTCCGGTTAAGACACAAATTATTGGCCGTGAGACTCCTGAGAAAAAAGATGCTGCCCAGCGTGTTCAGGATGACATGAACTATCAGTTGACCGATGTGATGACGGAGTATAGACCCGAGCACGAGCGCATGCTGTGGGGGCTGGGGTTATCAGGTAATGCGTTTAAGAAGGTGTATTACGACCCAAGTTTTGAGCGTCAGGTCAGTGTATTTATTCCAGCAGAAGATGTTGTGGTGCCATACGGTGCCTCTAACATTCAGACTGCAGAGCGGGTAACGCATGTGATGCGTAAGACGCCTAACGAGGTGAGAAAACTTCAAGTAGCGGGCTTTTGGAGAGATGTAGACCTGCCGGATCCACAGGATACGTTTGATGAGGTTGAGAAGAAGATCGCTGAGAAGATGGGCTTTCGTGCCTCAACCGATGAGCGTTACAAGATCCTTGAGATGCACGTTGATCTGGATATACTGGGATATGAAGATAAGGACAAAGATGGGGAGCCGACGGGTATTGCGCTGCCTTACGTTGTCACTATCGAGAAGCAGACACAGACAATTCTAGCGATTCGTCGCAACTGGGACCCTGACGACGATACTAAACAGAAACGCAACCACTTTGTTCACTATGGGTATATTCCGGGTTTTGGTTTTTATTGTTTTGGTCTTATCCATCTTATTGGTGCTTTTGCTAAGTCCGGTACTTCCCTTATTCGTCAGTTGGTCGATGCAGGGACTCTCTCAAACCTTCCCGGTGGATTTAAAACCAAGGGGCTCCGAGTCAAAGGCGACGATACTCCCATTTCACCAGCAGAATTCAGGGACGTAGACGTAGCTTCTGGCACCATCAAAGACAACATCATGACGCTCCCATATAAGGAGCCGTCGCAAGTTTTAATGACGTTGTTGGGTCAAATTGTTGAAGAAGGTCGTAGGTTTGCTAGTGCAGCAGATCTGAAGGTTTCTGATATGTCAGCCCAGTCTCCAGTTGGGACCACGCTGGCGATTCTTGAGCGCACCTTAAAAGTGATGTCAGCCGTCCAGGCTCGTATTCACTATGCCATGAAAGAGGAGTTTAGGCTCCTTAAAGTCATTATTCGTGACTATACCCCTGATGAGTATTCCTACGAACCAGAAGAAGGCTCCCGTCGGGTTAAGAAATCTGACTACGATCAAGTAGATGTCATACCGGTATCGGACCCCAACGCGGCAACCATGTCGCAGAAAGTGGTTCAGTACCAAGCGGTTATGCAACTAGCCGCCACCGCCCCGCAACTCTATGACCTGCCATATCTACATCGCCAGATGTTAGAAGTTCTGGGTATTAAAAACGCCCAGAAGTTAGTCCCCAACAAAGAAGATATGAAACCACGTGATCCGGTGACGGAGAATATGGACGTGCTTAACGGTAAACCCGTAAAAGCGTTTGCCTACCAAGATCACGAAGCCCATATCGCTGTGCATATGGCAGCGGTACAGGATCCGAAGATTGCCAAGATGGTTGGGCAAAGCCCGATGGCTAATCAGATCATGGCGGCTATGGCGGCTCACATTACTGAGCACGTAGCCTTTGAATACCGTCGTCAGTTAGAAGAGCAGTTAGGTGTTCCCTATCCTGCCTTTAATGAAGAAGATGACGAGCGTATTCCTGAACAAATGGAAATTCACTTATCACGTCTGGCCGCAGCAGGAGCACAAAAACTTCTTGCTAAGAGCCAAGCGCAAGCAGCCCAGCAGCAAGCACAACAGGTTGCACAGGATCCGATTGTGCAGATGAAGCAGGCAGAACTTCAACTTAAGGCCCAAGACCTTGAATTGAAGAAACAGAAGTTAACAACTGACGCTGCGGCAAAAGCAGATCAATTAGACATTGAACGTGATCGGATTGAAGCCCAGAAGGAAATTGCAGGAATGCAAGTAGGGGCCAAGACAGCAAAAGATCGTGCCGAACTTGAAGCCAAGATGGAGTTGGAAGGTATCAAAGTAGGTTCGCAAATCGCTCGTGAAAGAGCGCAACCAAAGGAGATTAAATGAGTAATGATGTTCTCAAGTATCTTTTAGACAAGATACACGAGGAAATGAAGGTGATTGAAAACGACACAGTTTTAGGACACGCAAAAGATTTTGGAGAC